AACGTTTCCCTCCCACGATTCTGTTGGTCATCCCTAGTCTTTCCAAGATTGGCGTCAATTTCATTTTGAAGGACTCTGGCCTGATCCCAGTCTTCGTTCAATTCCCGAGCACGGACCATACACATCCGAACAATGTCCTTGTGGAAGTGAAGGGGAAGTGCCAAGGGAATATTCATGTCACCAACAAGAGTAGGTGCGGCAACATAATAGAGAAGCATTGGCTTAGCAGTTCCGGGTTGAGGATAGAGCCATGTCTTGTCTTCCCAGAAATAGAAATGAGAGACAGCAGGTCCAATGTCACTCGGAAGTGCGCCCAAATCATCGAGAGCGGTTAGTTCAGTCTTGTTGAGAGGAGTTCCATCCCACGTAACTCTCTTTTCCCCAATGAAATCTACGGGAAGATCAACTCCCAAAGTAGTAGGACCATAGAGAGCAGTAGTCTGAGTACTAGTCTTGTATTCTGTCTCTCTGGCAATCGTCATCAAAGACTCATTGATCCAATCAATGATATCTTCGACCTTGATTTGAACTTCAAAGGAATCACCAAACAGGTGTTGAACCTGACGAACTACATCATTTGCGTTCAATCTATCATCACCACTTTCGTTCGTCCATCATGGCCATGAATGTAATTCACGTCATCGAGAGAATCGTATAGAACAGTTGAATTGATATTTGTAAACCAACGCATGGCGACCTTACCGTCATCCCACACAATTCCTCCGGCAACAGTTCCCGTTCCCGAGACTCCTGTTACATCTTCTTCTCGTCTAAGTTCAAATCTTCTCACTTTCTTTTCACGATTCCCTTCTCATCTAGTTTCACTACTTCCCCTGTAGTGGACGGGAATGTATAGGAAGTCTTTGGACTAGCAAAAGCGTGAGAGATAATATCCCCACCTTCAGCCATTACGTCCTTAGACTTCTCTTGCTGTTCCTTACGAGCCTTTTCGTTAGCCTTCTCAATTGCTCCCTGGATATCAAACTTCGTTGTATCCGCAGCGTGAATTCGATCAATTACCCGCTCATCCATTTCCCACACTGAGAACAGTACACGAGGAACCCCATCACGACACCATTCAAAGATCATGTACGGTGCGTCAGTAATAGATGCTTTATCGGGATCGAGATATGCAACGTCCAAGTTAGAATCAATCTCTCGAATCCGCTCCACAATGCGAAAAACGTCAGACTGTTCCCGAAGAACAACCCCGGGATCAGCCTGCAAAAGGTCTTGCATGTTCTGAATCATTAGGTGACCTGTAGACCCTTTCTACCACCGTAGACTCTCTTTGTAGCACCCGCCTGAACCAACTTCATATTGGTCTTACCTTTAGCCTTACTCCCAGAGAATGTCTTCTTTCGCTGAGTTTCTGCGTCTCCACCTTCACCCTTGAAAGTCCCTTGCGTTCCGGAGACCTTTTGACTAGCAGGACCGCGAACGGTTCCACCAGTACGGCCTCGTTCGTATGTCACGTATTCATCGTCTTCTGCTCCCGTAATTCTCTTTTGTGCCGCTCGGGCAAATCCCTTCTTAGGCATTACTGGTTCCTCCGATAAGTAGCAGTACCAGGAGCCTTAGACGAAGAGTTGTTAAACAACTTACGTCCAGCAGCCCTTTGAATAGCACCCTTACCATTTTCCTTACGACCGGAACTAGCCCTGCCCATAGAAAAGTTAGGGGCACCATCAGAAAGACGAGCACCAGTAGTTGGTCTGTTAACTACTGGACCTTTAGGAGTACTTGGGTGAACAGACCCAGCGTGAGCCGCACCAAGAGTGAACGGATGATTTCCCTTTGCCATTTATCCTCCTTGTAAACTAGGGGAGAGAGGCGACCGTCAAGAAAACCTCTCTCCCCTAGAATGGATCACGTCTCAGTCACTCCGGTATGGAGAACGTGAGCGTTTCGCTGGGAGGTTCCGTACTCGAAGTAGCACTTCATGAGTCCTTCCCAGGCATCAAACCCGGAAACCCACTTGAAGACACTACCATCGACATCGGAGAAGTACCACGGACGCTTCCGATACTTCTTGATCTTCGTTTCGTCCATGAAGAACATCTTTCCAGTCGGGCAATCAGGGTCTTCAACCAACGGAATCTCAGTTCCGTAGTTGAAGGGGAGTCCCTGGAAACCGCCGGGGAAAGCCTTCGTATCGACGTAACGACGCTGCTGAGTAAGCAGAGTGAAGTATGCATGACGAACGCCGAGAGAAGTAAAGATGACCGAAGTCTTCCCACCGTTCTCTCGCGCCATATCGCAAGCCTTAATCATGTTCAGCTCAGTAAGAACACCAGCGATCGAAACCGTGTTGCCCTTCCAGACAGGCTGAGTTGCAGGATCAAGACCGTGCAATGGAAGCGTTGCCGACGTGATATCGGAAAACGAAGTAGGCTCCAACAGACGGTTACCTTGACGATAAATGCGAGAGTTCGCATCCGTCATAGCAGTGGCAGACGAAATCGTAATCTGAGTTGCAGAAACGATTGCCGTAATCGTAACGTCGGCGACACCAGTTGTGGTGGCACCAGTAGTTACGTTACGAATGTCAATCTGCTCACCAACGTTGAGATACTTCGTAGTATCAACATTGACCGTAGTTGTAGCCGTGAAAGCAGCGATAACCGTTGCGACAACGCCGTTCTCACCCTGAGAAACGCCGTAAGCGATTCGGTTCTCGTCCTTCACGATGTCAACCTTGAGTCCATCCATTTCCTCATCCAGAGCAGACGAGAAAGCCTGCGGATTAGTTTCCGCAAGTTCCATCACCTGACCCGTAACCCGGAATCGTCCGTACCCATACTTCAGAGGCACCTGAACAGCAGCGTAACCCTGCTGACCAGCGGCTCCAAGAGCCGTATCCTCTGCTCGATACGAAATACCCGTATTCCTACGAGTACGAATGGGGAACGTGACATACTTTCCACCAACCGTGTCCACAACGTTCTTCGAACTGGACTCGATTCGCTTTACAGCAATCACTTCCTCATTCTTCTGGTCTTCGATTCGACCCTCGTAAACCTCCTTCAACATGGCGGTAACGGTGGTCATTGTAGCGCCAGCCACTTTCGCTCCTTTCAGCGTTCTTGTTGGATGGCTAGTAAATTCTTCGTGACGTAGTCAACAGTTTCTTCCCTACTCAACTTCCGGGGGTCAACTCCGCCCTGAGGAACCGATCCATTTCCACCAAGAACGGCGGGAGGGGGTTTCTGCGAGCGACGGCTATTGATTGCTCCTTGTACTGTTTCGTTCCACAATTGAACAGCAGCATCTCCATCTAGGCCCTTTGCCAATTGGGTCAGAACGAAGTCCTCATTGAAGTCACCATACTTAGCAGACAATTGCTGCATATATGAATCCAATTCGGCTGCTTCCTGCTGCTCTTGTGACGTATTCTCCTGGCCTAGCATTCTTTCTGCAAGTACCGTGAGAATTTGTTCCTGCTGCATGAACCTCTGTGCCAATGCATCAGGAACTCCCTCATCAGCCCAAGGATTTTCAAACTGTCCTGGTTGCTGCTGAGGTTGACTCTGTCCAACGATGTTCGCCAGATGGTCATAAACGAACTTTGGGTCTTCGTTAATCAATTCAGCAAGACGAAGTGCCCGGTCAATATCTTCTGGCTCAGCACCAAGTTCCTTGTACGGCTTGTACTGATCGTGAATCGCCTGAAATCGCTGCTGAACTCCACGATCCCAGTCCTTAATGTACTGCTGAACAATAGGACGATCCCCTTCTCTTACGTTCTTTAGGAACGGAGAAGCAAGATCATCAGGTGAAGCCGGAGGCTCTGTCTCAGAAGCTCCTGGCTCACCCAGATTCAAATCTAGGTTAAAGTCAGGCTGGCCTGTATCGGACATTATTGATTTTCTCCTTGTTGGGGTCTTTGACTTTGGGGTTGACCATTAGTATCGCCTTCGGCTCCTACAGGGGGGCCTTGTAGCGCCATATTCTCCATCATCTCAACTTGCATTCTCTGCTTTGTGTCCAGTAGATGATGGGTGAAAATTTGCTTTGTACTCTCATCGAGATTCTCGTACTCAGAGGTACGCATGTATCTCATATGACCTTCGTAGTGTCCAGCATGATCGTCATAATCATTAGTTGGAAGACCAATCGAAGGTTGTCCCGGAGTTTCCATACCAGGCAACTGTCCTTGACCTTGATTAGGATCAAACTGATCGCCACCAGGAATTACAGGTTCGGGCATACCCATTCCCGGAATGGGGGAAGATTGTCCATAGGGGGGCGATGAACTTCCTCCACCCATTCCGAGACCCATATCAGGCATCAATTGCATCATCTGCATTTGCATTGCTGCCTGTTGACCCATTTCCTTCATCTTAAGGTGTTCCCGCATTACCTGTCGATTGGTAACCTGGGAATCCTCATAAATCTTTCCTGTCTCAACCATGTCAAGACGCTTGAGAGCCTGTTCCCAGGAAATTCCACCCATCTTCACAAGTTCAAGGATGAATGCTTGACGAGCCGCTCGACTTCTCGGAGCCGCGCTTCCTGTCTCAACCTGGAAATCTGTATTTCCTCGGACGTCAGCCTTTGAGAGCATTCGAGTCTCTTCGAGACGATTGTCACCCAACACTTTAACGAGCCGCTCTTCGTCCCAATATTCCACAACGTATCCGAGTAGTTGCTTACCAATCTTTTCGGTAGCATCTTCGATGGATGCAACAGTCGGACCGAAACGATTATCGTTTTCTTCCTGGAGATAGGAAATCGCAGACGCAGCAGTAACTCCAGGTGGGACATTTCCCTTTGTAATCTCACCAGTTGCAGCAAGATCATCCATCTCCCTAGTGAGACGCTCCAATTCATCAATGACGTAAGTAGGAAGGCTAGGGGGTTGGACTGGTTCTGGCTTCTGGAATCCTGGGGTGTAGAGAATAACAAGACCGGGCTCCGATGTCATTTTGTTGACGTCCACTGATCCACGTTGAGCCGTCCACTGAGGCTTCGCCATCTTGTTCTTTGACTCGATAATCTGCGAGTGAGAACGATTGACTTCCTTCTGCAAGGGGATCAAGTCAACTAGCGAAGATTCACCATAGAATCTTCCTGTAGGGATGTGGTCGATCTTAGCGAACGGAAAATCAGTTCGGGCATACGGCCAAGAGTCTACGAAGTTAAGCAACTCATTCCCGGCCCAAGCAATCAATGCACCTTCTGGATACGTTGCACACGGCTTCACCCAAATCTCATAGACCTGGACCTTGTTCTTCGTAGGTTCAGCAGATCGAATACCAAGTGCAGTAAAGAACCGTTGCTCTAGTGCTCCACCCCGAACTTCCGCATCTGGAACAAAGTCCTTCCCAAACTTTAGCTTGAGTGAGTCTGTGTCACGAAGCATTGTGTGAATTACATAGGGCTCATCTTCGATGTCTTCCTCTTGAAGGTCCGGGACAAAGAGATGGAATGGGGTGACTCGATCGAGACAAATCTTTCCAAGTTCTCCACTAGGATCAATCTGAGAAGGGTCCCAATAGGTCTTAATGAAAGAACTACCACAAATCGTCATCCAGTGAGCAGCCGAACGAACAACACGATTGAAA